TTGAGAATAAAGGACATCCTACCAGCTACAAGTTTATGTACTCCACCCTCCTTTTCACAACTTTTACAAACAGTAAGTGGTTCATCAGAAAACTTTTGAATCTCTTCCCAAAGCCCGTTGCATAAGTCACATTGATATTCGTATATTGGCATTATTTTTCTCTACTTTAAATAGTATCTCTAACATCTACTGGTTTTTCATTCTTAGCTTTTGTTATATTCGCGCACAGTGTTGTAATATCATAAACATACTTGTTATTAGCTTGTGAAAGTGTTCTTACCTCTCCAAGATTTTCAAGAAACCATTCATAAGTATGATCTTCTTCGTATTTTTTTATAGTACACTTGACTATTTCAAATACTTCATGTGGTTGTAACATTTGCTGAATTGTAGGGTGATTTGCCATTGTATGGAAATACCTTGCATACCAATACTCTATTTTGTCATGTGGCCAAGGCTTATGAGTAACCTGTTCAGCTTGTTTCATCTCTATTTGTACAGGAACCTTTTTCTCCACTTGGTCCTGTGATGGTGTCATGTTTATTGTACATCCACCAAGTATTATTATCATAACGAACATTAGTGACTTATACATCTTTACTCTAATCCGTATTTCTACATTTAAATTGTTATTTTAACCGTATGGTTTTGTTTCTATATTTCCATGTGGTGGATTTGTATCTACACATTGACGATAAGGTTTCGAGAAATCCTTCCTCGTTCCTCTTGTTCCTCTCTTCATACCGCTGTCTTCCCAATAACCATAACATCCTGTTTGAATTTGTCTTACTGCTTCACATCCAACAAACATCAATGATAACATTACAAAAATTAATACTGCTTTGTGCATATGTGGTTTCCTTTATGAAAGATCCTAATATTATCTAATATTTATCTTCTTTTTCACCTTCTTCCCACTCTTCTGCATCTTCAAGAGATCGAATACTTTTAAGATTTTGATCTTTTCTTCTGTCTTTCCTTATGATTTTCTTATCTTTTTTAACTTTAAACGTAGTATAAAGTTCTTCAAATTCTTCAGAAATTTCCATGACCTTTATTTTTATTCTTTCTTTTCCATAAATTTTGTTTTTTTCTAGCATTTCTAATCATATAGTCACTAGCATATTCAAGATACAATTTACCTAACATATGATCATACTCATGTTGAAATACTTTTGCTGGTATACTCACAAAAGATGCCTTCACAATTTCTCCCTCAAAATCAGCAAAAGTACAATTTATTCCATACGCACGATGTATTGGAAAAAATAAGCCTGGAAAAGTGAGACAACCTTCACGGACATAAGAATTTTCTTCTGTATAATTGTTTATTCTTGGATTGAAACAACAAATTACATCATTTTCAAATCTCATAGCAAACACTTTTAAATCAATCCCAATCTGACAGGCCGACAATCCAAGCCCTTCATATTTCATCATTGCGGCCGTTAATTCTTCTTTTAATTTTTTTGGGTCCTCTTGTGGATTATCAAAGTCAAATGCTTGACACGGTTTCCTCAAAATTGGATCATTTTCCAATACTAAATCTCTCATACTATCCTTGAAAAGTTTTTATATTTTTCGAATCTGAGTACATTCTTAAATTTATCAAAGAGGACATCCCCCTTATGGCTGATAACAAATGTATTCTGGTTTCCTGCTAGTTTATTAATTATTTTTAAAAATTCCTCTGTACCATTTGCGTCTAAGGAAGAATCGAATACCTCATCCAAAATCAGAAGATTGGTGTTTACACTATTCTTCATTTTTGCAATTGTTCGCCAAGTAAAAAGAAGGGCTAAATCAATTCTCATCTTCTCACCCTCACTGAACGAATCATAAGTAAATTCATCCCTATGTCGTGACTTAATTTTCTCTTCAAACTTTTCATCCAAATTGAAAGACACAAAGAAATCCATTGAGGCAAGATACTTATTGATCAACTGATTCATTATAGGCAGATACTGTTTAATGATACGTGTCTTGATACCAGTATCTTTTAATAAAACATAGGCTGTCTCATACAACTGCTTCTGTACTGACAATTTTTCTTGTTTTTCCAAACATAATTTTAATTCACTCTTTAAATCTTTTAATTTTTGTATCTTTTCATCAATATCATCTTCTCTATCTTCTATTTCTTTAATCTGATCTTTTAATTTTGTAATATAACTAGAAATTGCCTGAACCTGATTTTGATTAGTGGTGATGGTTGTCTGAACTTTTGATACATGATCTAAATGTGATTCCAAATCTTTAATTTTATTACCAAGTTGTAATAAAGCACTCCCACTTTTATGCATCATTCCATGATGCTCTTCTATCATTTTAGATTTATGCTCTTCACCCAATTCTTGATTACATGTAGAACACGTATCATTTTGTTCATAAAATTCTATTTCTTTTTCTGAGGACAACATCTTTCGTTCAATACCTTTTTGATATCCTTCCAGTTCTTTAAGATTTTGTGCTGTCTTGTCTTTTGAAATCGAATCCATCAATTCTTTTATTGTTGTATTTAATCGGTCAATTTCTACCTCATTGATATCAATATCACGTTCATTTTGTTGAATTTGATTTGATTTCGTTTTCTTTAAATCTGTAATTAATTCCTGAGTAGTATTAATATTACCAGTAGATATTTCTTTTTTGACTTCAGTGGAAAGTACATCATCTTTATTTTCTGATATTTTAAATTTCAACAAATTATTCATTACAGAAAATATCTGAATATCTAAAAGGTCTTCAATAATGGCTCTACGATCTGTGGATTTCAATTGCATGAAAGGAACGAAACCAGCTGTACCCAATAAAACTATTTGAGTAAACGATTTATAATTTAGCTTAAGAATCGTCTTTTCAAGATATTCTTGTTGATCTGTAACTTTAGCATCTTGGTTTAATCTTTTCCCATCAACATAAATTTCAAAGATGTTTTTCTTAACTCCCCTTCGAACCTTATATGATTTACTACCATAATCAAATTCTATTTCTACCAATAACCCACCATTATTAATAGAATTTATTAATTGAGGTTTAGTAATTCTTCTGAATGGTTTATTGAACAATCCAAAGCACAGAGCATCCAAGACAGTCGATTTACCCGAACCATTATCTCCTACAATTAATGTTGTGGAACTTTTATTTAATTGGACTTCTGTGAACTGATTGCCGGTGCTTAATAGATTTTTCCACCTAATATCTTTAAAATATATCAAAACGAAATCCCTGCATTCTTTAAACAATATACAAAATCTTTAGATGCTTCCACTACTCCCTGTTCCGCTTGTCTTACCCTCGCCTCACAAACATCTAACATTGTCATTTTTTTTGTTTTTCTTTCGGTATAAGCATCAAGTTTTTTCTCTTGAAGGGTTACTATAGCACTCAGTAAAGCCTCATGAGTATTTTTCAGGCTTTTCATTAATATTCTTTCAATACCTGTGGTGAATTATGATGTTCAAATCTATGTTCTGAGGATTGTAGTTCAGCTTTCAATATGAGTCCTACCATCTTATTAAAAGTGATATCTCTTTCATGTGCCTGAAAAGCAACTTTTCTAAAAACATCATCTGAAATTTCTATATCAACTGCTGTGTAAGGGGTTTCATCTTTACCAATTTCAACTACTGATCTAACCTTTTCAATTGATCTGATACCCCTACTTTTTCGTTCTCTTTCCTTCTGCCTCTCTATCTCATCCATATCATAATTACTCATAGCTTCTTTCTCCCTTTTGTTTAATAGTTCTGCATAAGTTTCCATAGTTATACTGCATCCACAGTTAATGCTTCATTGTATAAGTTTCTCATCAATGTATTCAATTCTATTTTATTTTCTACATTTAATGAATTAACATATTTACTCAAAATAGTTAAGGTGTCTTGAGCCTCATCTATAATTTCATCATCTTCCATAAATTCTAAATCCGAAAAATTTTCAACTACTACTAAGTTTGCAACATCTGCAGCATATAACTTGTCTAATACAGTATCAAACCAAAAGGGATTAGTTTTCTTTTGTATTACTACTTTTACGTAGGCGTTCTCATATTCACTATAATCTCTTTCAGTTAACGTTTCAAATGTTGCTTCGCTGTCATCATAGTAAAATTTCCTGAACATTCTATAGGGGTTTCGTATGTGTTCTAACTCTCTTGTCTCTGTATCAAAGATGTGGAAGCCTCTAGGGTCTTTATAATCACTCCATGTTATCTCATAGGGATTTCCTAAATAGTAAATTGTTCCATCATCTGACTTGTGGTGAAAATGTCCACTCATAGCCATATCAAATTTATCAAAAAGTTTTGCTTCTACACCCTCATAACTCCATGATCCAATATGTTGTTCAAATCCTTTTACTTCAAGATGGCCCATAAGAATTTGACATTGAGTATTTTTGATTGCCTTCATACATTCACCATAATTACCTTCATTTATCCAAGGCATCATTAGAATACCCAAACCATCAAAATCAACTTCTTTGGGTGAAGAATACATCCACGGCTCCACTTTTCCTTCATGGGTAGTGAACATTTCTTCAAGAGAATTTAGTTCATTAGTATTTTTGTGGAAGGTATCGTGATTGCCGATTATTATGTGGGTATCTATTCCCATTTTCCAAAGGCGTTCGACAAAATTTGTTCGTAGATCATTCAGTATTTTGAAATTAATATACTTTCTACGATCAACAACATCACCCAAATGGATAAGCGTTTTGATATTGTGTTCCTCCAAATAAGGAAAAAACACATTATCATAGAATTTTTTGAAATAATTTAGAAAAGTAAGGCTGTCTCCTCGTGCTCCCCAGTGAGTATCATTTATAAGGCAAATCTTCATGTAGTAACACCCATGAAAAGTTCTAAATTGGACGGTTCAACCTTTTTCTTAACTATTTTTTTCTTCTTACTCTGTTCAAAAGTTTCTACAAAATTATCAACTACTATTTTAAAATCTGAATTGGTATAATCTCCGGCTGGATCAGGAACATCATTAGCCCGATCAATGTCCATATATTCAGGCATTATTTGATAGTTTTGCATACTCTTATATTTTATATATAATTGTTTCTTTTCTTTTTGAATTCTTCGAATGAAAGCATAGTAAATTATTTGAGTAAAATATGCAAAGGGGTTTGATGATTTTTCTGGATTAAAATTGTAAATATAATGTAAACAATTCTCTATTCCATCCGATATCATCTCTTCTTTAAATGCATAATTTATAAAGTTGGGGCGGAAAGACAATCGTTGAGCAATCTTTAGAAATACAGATCCTAAATATTCAGAAATTTGTGGGAGTTCTGTATCAGTACTTTTTGATATATTATACTGTTTTTTATATTCAATCATTTCTTCTAAAAACTTCGCATTATCTACATAATGAATAGTTTTTTTTCGTTTAGCCATAATATTGCACCTGAGTTAAATTAATATGTACTATTATTATAACACATAATACTCATTTGTCAAGCTAAAATGAGAGGACTTGACATTTGAAGAAACTATGATATAATAAGGTGTGAGCCGAAAAGTGATTTACTAGTTCATTAATCCGTTTGAATCAAATTCTGCTAATATTTTTGACAGTTTATTCATTTCATATTTTGTTGAGTCGTCTGTCGACTCTTTTACACTATTTAAATAAAATTCCGTATAATCTTTTCCTAATTCTGAAACAGACATAATACTTCTTGTTGCCAAGGGTACGTGTGTTGTGTCTGTAAAAGGCAACCATTTAAGTAATGCTAACTGAGTAACCTTTGCCTCTTCATCAAATTTCATCAGAACTTTCATTGGCCAATGTAGTTCCAAATAACCATTAGCTTTACTAGTATCAGGCACTAACACTTTTGAGAAAAGCATTTCCCCATTATCCAATCTTATAACTTTTAGATTTTCGTTATCTAATTGTACCGTCATTTATGTCTTGAGTGGAATGTTATAAATTTTATATGGAAACGTTTCTTCATCATATATTTTCATTCGTTCTTCATGATGACGATATGCATAATTCTTTCTATTCTTCCATCTTAAATCATCTGTAATATCGTATAGTACTGTTTCTTGATTATTGTCCGATAATCTCAATCCTCTGCCTATTGACTGAAGATTTCTAATGCGACTCTTAGAAGGAGAAGCGAAAATAATGTTATGAAGATTCCTAATGTTGATGCCGGTACTGAATACCCCATAACTAGCCACGATGATGGCGTCTTGTTCTGTTTCTGCGATTGCTCGTATTTGTTCTCTGGTTTCCGTATCTGTACCGCCATGTACAAAATAAATTTTCCTATTGTCATCTGCTTCCTCCTTTATCATATTGTATAAAATACGTCCATGTTTTTTCACTAATCTAAAGAGAAGTAAAGTATTACCATCAAGTGATAATACAAGGTTTCTTATGTATTTATTTCTTTTATCATGTCCCACTATAAATTCTAGTTCATCTACATATTTGATTTTTCTAAATTGCTCACATACTTCATCAGGATACTTCAATACTATAATGTCTATACGGAATGAAGCTAATTGTTTACTGTCAATTAACTTTTTGGTTGTTGTAACCTTATAAATTTTTCCGAATAATCCCTCTAAAACCAGTTTGTGGGTTTGAGTTCCATCTAATGTTCCAGTTGTTCCTATTCTATATTCTGCATTTATACATTTAGTCATGATGGCAGTAAGGGATTTTGATTTGAATCCATGTGCTTCATCACCTATCACCAATTTATATGGTTCAAAAAGTTTTCTTCCTAGTTTATAAATGGACTGCCATGTAGAAATAACAACTTTCTTATCTGAAATTTTATCTTGTCCAGCATATACTTGATGACAGTATTTGACAGAATCCCATCCGTATTCTTGAAAGTCCGCATATAACTGAGAAACTAAAGAAGTGGTAGGTACAATTATGAGAGTTTTTACGTTTAATGCTCGTACAATTAGGTAGATTATTAGAGATTTGCCACTTGCAGTAGGAGATACTAGTAATGTTTTTTGGTATGATAGAGCATGATGAAATGCCTCTAGTTGGTAATCTCTAGGAACAAATGGTAGATTGAGGTCATCGATAAATTTTTGATTTTTTTCTATGGTGAGAGGTTTCCACCAATCACCATCAGGTACTACTTGATAATTTCTGTTTTGAGCGAACTTAAAAACATATTCAATTAACCCACTATATAATACTCTATTATGAATATTAAATAATCTTATTTTACCATCCCAAATTTTCATTCGATAAGCAGGCATAAATGTATGGCCTGGAACATCAAATGTGAAATAATCACAAAGTTCTTGCGCCACACTTGCTTCACAGCTTATTTTGAGATATACTTCATCCTTCTTAGATATCTCAATTGTGTCAATGTCCTTCTGTAAATTTTTTCCAATCGATTGCATTTTTGATTATGAATCCTCTATTAGATAAACTTTTAACTATTGCCTCCAAATATCCGACTTTTTCTTCTACTACTGCAATAATTTTTGAAGAATCAATAACGTCATCATCTGCGTCAATATAGGTGTCTATATCAGCTTTAAGTAATTTAAGTTGAAATGGTTCCCAATCAAGAGCCTCCATTTCTTCAGCACTCATTCTTCCACCAAAATAGTCCTTCTTTTGTCTGATCAACTTGGAATGATCATATCGCAAAGTACGGAGCCGTAATCTTTCATCGTGAAAGAGAATTAAATATTTGTTATGTAATTGTGGGGTTTTTACTGCTTCTTGAGATAATTCGGTTTCATCTATTTCACAATCACTTGTCCATAATTTTTGTATTTCTTCAAACTTCATAATCCTTTAATTTTTTAAGGGCAACCAATGTACCCACTTGTTCAATTATTTCGGCGTAACCTTCTTCAACCCATTCGTTTATAAATTGGGTTACTCCTTCACAGGTTGGATCAGTATAATCATGGGCTAAACAAGGACCATTCAAATAATTCCAATGATGAATAAAATCTTTTTTAACTCCTTCGTATGAATGATCGCCATCAACAAATAACATAGACAATGGTACATTTTCCATTGCATGAGAGTTATCTGTTCTAATATCTATTCGTTCTTTTTCTTCGTAATCATTTAACCATTCATCTACATCTTGATCATGACACCCCTCAACTGCATCAACAGAAATAATTTTCACTTTAGAATCGTGGGTCGCCATTGCAAGTAACATTAATGATCCCGCCCAATATCGACCAATCTCTAATATGATATTACCTTCTCTTGTTTTTGGCATTGTTTTCCATTGTTGAGAAGCATACTTGTACAATAATCCTGCTTCATGCAAGTCCAATCGTATAATATCTCTTGTTTCTCTAGGGGAATTAAATAACCATAACAATTCTACAAAATCGCGTTTCATTTTAATTAATCATTTATTATACTTTTAATAGTGTATTCAGTATATTTGAAAGAAACTGAAGCTTGGTGGTATGTTGGATCTGTGGTGGTACTATCAAAATTCAATGCTGTTAAACTAATAGGAAATAACTGTTTGAATTGTGCTTCTATTGTAGGATTCATTGAACTACTTAAAATAGTTAATACTCCGGATGTATATGAAGGCTGTCCTGTTAGCCAATTATAAATTTCCATCCAATTTTTTAAATATTCATCAACAAGAAATGCTATAGTAAGTTCTTCATATTGAATTGTTCCTGTACTACGAGCAAATCCCTGTCTTTGAGGAAGTCCTATTTCCATAGGAGAAAGAGTAATTCCAGGTAACGCGGCGGTTTGTACAAAGAAAGAAGTATTTGGTAATGCTGCAATATCAAATTTATATTGAACATCTGCCAAAGGATTCATGTTTTTTGGTTGTTTTGCTAAACTTGCCATAGTTCCTTTTCCTCTAGGAAGTGTAAATTTCTTGTAAATGCATTATCTGTTTGATAACCACTATAATTAACCCAATAAAATTCTATATTAGGATACCACTTGAACATTTTATATAGTTGGTCTGACCAATTGTTATGTACATCTAACCATTTATGTGTACTATCTTTACTAAAGTAATGTTTAGTATCAGCATAAAGATTGTCATATCTATTAGTTTTATGATCAAATCCCAATAGATAAACTTTCTTTGGTCCGTTCATGTTTCCATCTGATCGACAAGGACGCATCCAATTCTTACATGCAACATATACTGCAGAAGTTCCGGTAGACCATCCTAAAACTTCAGTACCTATATTTTTAATTTTATGTTCCATTTCTTTTGGAACCCAAATAATATAGCTTTGAGTTTTTGTTACTTCACCATCAAGTCCAGAAATATATACGAATTGATTATCATCAGCTTTTCTTGTTGATGTATATTCTGTACCATTAAATAATGACGACCCTACTTCAGCCGGTAACAAATTCCATGAATTATGTGTAAAATAACATTCTCCATCGAAACCCGAATCAATAATATCACACATTATCCCTGCATCAGTAGCACAAATCACATCAGGCGTAAAATCTCTATAACAAGCATTACATCCTATGACCGTACCAGGTAATAAAGTTGGATCAATATTTTCTCTACTAGATCCATTACCAAGCACATAAACATTATCATTCATATTATATCTACCTTATCTTTGGCTTACACTTTTTGTCAATACTATTACTATTTAGTAAGCATAAAAAAAGGGGTAGACAAAAGCCTACCCCTTTTCTCTGTATTCCTTAAAAAAGGACTACATCAAGTTTGCTACGATAACGTGTCTGTAATAACGGTTAGCGTTAGCTGTAAGTGAACCATCACCTGCTCCGTTATTTGCGGAACTTGTGTCATTCGCGAAAGGATTAGAAACTAGACCATAACGTGTCTTGAAACCAATCTTTGGTTGGAAAGAGTTCTCACCAACTGCACGAACCATTTGCAATGGGATGTAAGGACAGTAGAAAAGTCCGGCATCATATGCAGATGAACCTTTGTAACCAACAGTGAAGAAGTTAGTTGCAGAGGATGGGGCATAAGGATCGACATAAACTTTGAATCGACCATTAAGAGTACCAACCATTGTTGCTCCTGCATCATCAACGTTCAAGTCATTGCCCGAAGGATTACCTGAAAGCATTCCGGCCATTGCTAGAGCAGATGCTACGTCTGAAGAAGTAATGAGAACATTACCTTTTCCTCTACGAGTATCTTTAGCAATTGCGTTTGCTTCACGTTCAATCTGGAACATCAATCCTTTGAACTTCTCTACTGACCAACGGCCATTAGAATCTGTATCAAGGTCAAAAGTTCCTGCGGATGTGGTGTTATGTTGTGCACCAGTTTTAGCATTGGTATAAATGGTTCTCATAACTTCGCGGTTAATCTCAGCCAAAATTTCGTTTGACAGAATGTTTGACAATTCTGTTTCAGCATCCAAACCGTGAACGGCTTTAAGATCCTGTGCCAATTCCATTGTGTACTCAGCTTTGAGTGCACGTGACTTAGCAGTAACAGTTACTTTGTCAATTGCGAATGCCATTTCACCGATAGTCACATCAGCTTCTTGTGTCGCTGTTACAGTACCAGTACCAGTAGTCATACTAGAATCTGCTGGGTTAGTGTTAGCAGAATGTGTTCCACTACCAGAAAAGGATGTGTCGGCTTCAACAGAGTCTGCGGCCTGTACACCAGCCTGAGATGTGATG